TTATTCATATTTGTTCCTTTTTTAGTGGTGATAAGTTTACCTTACCCCTTAAAAAAGTTGTATGAATTAGTGTAGCCGATCCATTGTAAGGCAACCCTAATTTGGATTTCGAGTAGCGTGTAACAGTCAAATACATAGCACCTATTAATTTTTTGTAATTAGTATAAATTTTCTTTACTCTTTACCTTATGGTATTTATAATTACCTCCAAAGATTGATAATCTAAGTTATCAAGTTTAAAGGGGGGCAATAATGAAAATAAAATTGACAAGTATAAAGAATGTTTTTTATTCGATAGCAAATAATAACATTTTTAATGAAAAATGCCCTTACATTAAATCAAATAGTTCTAATTTTAAAAGTGACTATAAACGCTTATCAGGCGATTATAAAGCTGTTTCAAACGATTTAAAAAAAACAATAGAAAAGAATAGAAAATATTTGTATGGCTAGATCAACAAGGTTGCATGCTCAAAAAACAAGAGATGGGGATCTCGGTATTGCTATGTCAGAGCACTCTATAGATTCCCCAGTTATTCAAATTGAGGCTCTGGAAAGACTTCATGCGATTAGACCAGATAAAGTAGATTGGGTTTTTGAGCAAACAGAAAAAGAAGCCGAATACAGAAGAAAGAATGATGGGCGTGTTAACATTTTTATTTTTATCGAAAGGCTTTTAGGTCAAATATTTGGGTTAGTTATTGGTCTATCGGGGATTACTGGTAGTGTATACTTAGGGGTTAATGATCATGAGTTTTTAGCTGGAACTATTGCAACAGCAACCATTGCAACATTAGCTGTGTCTTTCATAAAAGGGCGAAATTCTAAAGGATAGTTCACTTAAAACACCAACCCGCTTCGGCGGGTTTTTTATTAAAAATCTAACAGTTCAGGCTTGATTTGTAGTGCTTGGGCAATTTTAATTCGTGTTGCTTTTCTTAACTTTTGGCTTTTTTCATATTGAGAATAAACTGATTGGCTAATACCTATTTTATTCGCAACTTCAACTTGAGATAATTTTAAATACTCACGCCATGCTTGTGCAGGAGAATAGTTATTATCAAAAAACATGTTAACAACTTCGTTTGGCACACCTGTTTCAACATCGATTGTTTTATTCATTATTATTTTTATGATTAACCTCAATATAAGCATTATATAAGTTTTAGTAAAAATATAAATAATTAGAATTGATAACCGCAGTTGACATTCTAACAGTGTAAGATATAATAGTTTTAAATTAAAACAGGAATAAAGCATGATTACTGTAAGTTATACACCGCAAATGGAAAAATGGTTGAAGTCGCTTAAAGATAAAACTGCAGCAGCTAAAATTAAAGTTCGAATTCGTCGTATGCAAGAAGGTAATTTTGGTGATGTTAAGCCTGTAGGCAGCGGTGTATCAGAAATGCGTATTCACTGTGGAAAAGGGTATAGGGTTTATTTTGTTAACCGCAATAATGAAATTGTTATTTTATTGTGTGGCGGTGACAAGGATACACAACAAACAGATATTAAAATTGCTAAAGAATTAGCAAATAAATGGGGTTAATTATGACTACAAAACTAAAAACTTTTGATGTGGTTGATTTTTTAAATACTGATGAAGAAATGCAAGAATATTTAAATGCCGCAATAGAAGAAGGAGACCCTAAATTTTTATTTATTGCGCTTGGTGATATAGCTAGAGCTAAAAACATCAGTCAGCTTTCACGTGATACAGGTATAAGCCGTGAGGGTATTTATAAAGCGTTATCAGGTGAGGGGAATCCTACTTTTAATACAATCTTTAAAATTGTTCAAGCATTAGGTTTGCAAATGCAGTTTTCCTCACAAAAACATGCTGATTGTTGTTAACTGAGTATGGAAAATCTAATGTAGATATACAAAATAAAATCAAACCTAAAGCTCGCTATTGCGGGCTTTTTTTATGTCTAAATTTGAGGTCATAATGCCAAATGTTATAGCTGAACAGCCGATCAAGGGGGCAACTGAAAGTTTTGAGTGGCTCACCGATATTATCGAATCTAGAGATGGGCGAGAGCATCGAGTAATGTTACGTTCATTACCGCGAGTGACGCTCGTTTACTCATTTATAGCGCATCCGCACAATAGGAACTATTATCTGAATTTGCTACGCAATAATTTAACTGATATTTGGTTAATTCCCAATTGGCTAAGAGCAGTTTATGTTGGTCGCATAAATAAGGGGACAACCATAGTCGAGAATCATTTTGATAATCATACTGGTGATAATTTGTTGATTTATCAAGATAGTACAAAAAATGAAGTTGCGAAGTGGTTAAGAGCATCAGAAAAAAAATCGTTAGAGTTTGTGTTTCATAATGAGCGCCAGCCAAAATTAGAGTTTATTTTTAGTAATCCGACTGATGACGGGAAACTAGGTCTAAGCCCTACTACTAATGATTATCAAGCGGCTTATTTATTATTATTACAAAAATGCTATTTGAATAATGCAGCGTATAAAACGTCAGGCTTTGATGCTCAAGTTGATGTAACCTTGGAAGTGGTCGAACCACCAATTTATCGTGAGCCAACAATTCCAAAAAATATTTATCTTGATATTGAGGTCCTGCACAACAATTATGGTGTTAACGAATCTGTGTTAAATAAAGATATTGATATTGTTGATTATGGCATGGGTAAAATTACCAGAATTGATAGATGGGAACGCACAAAGCAGTCAAGATCTATTAATTTTTATCTTGATGGTTTTGATGAGATAAAAAAATTTAAGGAATTTATTTATCGTAGAGCTGGTAGCCTCAATCCGTTTTGGTTATGTGATGGTGACGTGAATATATGCGGAAAAGTTCGCGGTAATCAGATTATTATTCGTGATAGTCATTACGACGATTTGCCGTCCTTTAAATATTTATCATTATTTCATGATAACGCTATTTCTTATGCAAGAATCATCAGCGTGAGCAATTCTGCTCACAGCAACATAATAATAACTATTGATAAAACTATCGAGCAACCAGTCAATAAGATTAGTTTCATGATGCTTTGTAGGTTTAATACCGATAAAGTGCAAATTGAATACGATACAAATCAGCAAGCAAAGTCAGATATTCCAGTCATAGAGGTTTTTGATGATCAATATTTTTAAACAATCAGAGCTATATGTTTTTAATGATGGTGTTAACACCTATCGTTATACGAGCGGTATGCGCGATTTATATATCGACAAAAATATTTATGTTAAAGAATCAATTGATCGCAGTTCAATAAAGCGTGATGCATCATTGTCTAAAAACAAAATAACTATAACAATGCCGATAACGAATCACATGGTCAAACAGTGGATAATTCCAGATATAACAAAATATCTACTAGTTGATATTTACACCTTGGATAAAAGAAACTCAATCACTATGTCATGGAGTGGACGATTAACTCAAACGTCTACATCAGATAAAGAAATGACGATGACGTTTGAACTATTAATTACGAGAGCAGGGCAAACGGGGGTAAATGATAGGGTTCAGAGAAATTGTCGATATTCATTGTATGGCGAACGATGCGGACTAAATCGTGAAGATTTTAAGGTGGTGGGCAGTGTTACATCGTATAAAAATGATGTGTTAACTGTTACGTTTGAACAAGACGTACCGAGCGGATATTTTACTGGTGGAATATTGCAAACACCAAACGGCGAACAAACTTTTATTAAAGATCATTACGAGGCATCGGTTACGTTGTTCAGGCGAAACCAGCAACTTGTCAATAATCTAAATAACGGGATAACTACTGTCACACTGTATAAGGGATGCACGAGAACGCTTGAGTCGTGCAACACATTTAATAACACCCTTAATTACGGCGGTTTTCCCTATCTTCCTTTAGAGCCGTTAAACAACGGTAAATCAATTGTTTAATAGTGAGGTTTTATGTTTGCATTAGTTGCAGCATTGGTTGCTGTTGTTGTCGGTTTAATCGTTGGGGTTGTCGGTTCGCACGGCAAGAAAAATCAACAAAAAATAGAGGCGGATGAATTTAAAACAGGTACGTCAACTGAGGGTACTGAAATACCTATCGTGTTTGGTACGGTAAAAATAACAAATCCGATTTACACTTGGGTTGGCGATAAATCACTAAAAGCTATTAGAAAAAAGGGTGGTAAAAAATAATGGGATTGATTGTTACACGAGAGGATCTGATTGCAGCGCGACAATGTAGCGCAGGTGGAAGAGCGTTTTTTAAACGGCACAAACTAGATTGGTCAGATTTTTTAAAAAATGGTATTGACGCTGAAATTTTAATAAAAATTAATGATGTAATGGCAAATCAGGTAATAGAGCAGGCTAGGTTGAGACTATGGGCGGAAGCAAAAAGAAGCAAACGGTAGGTTACAGATACTATGCGGGTACTAGCATGATATTTTGCCAAGGTACTATTGATAAGCTTATCAACATCAGTATTGCTGACCGCATAGCATGGAAAGGAGCTGTGCAAGATGGAACGTTATTGATTAATAAACCATCTCTTTTTGGTGGTGATTCACGAGAAGGAGGGGTTTCTGGTGCTGTTGATGTTTATTCTGGGCATGATAATCATAGTAGAAATAGTTATCTAGCTAGTAAAATCTCGCAAATTGTACCGGCATATCGTTATGTTGCAGGTGCAGTTTTTAAGCATTTTTATTGGGGTAATAATCCGTATTTAAAAGACATTTCTGTGGTTGTTCAACGTATCCACTATCAGGATGCAAAAAAAACACCGCAATGGTATAACGAGCGTTCTGAAATTAGAATTGGTGATGTGCTGGATAATGTTGCTATACATTTCATTTTAGATACGTCTGCTAGCATGAGAGGTTCGCGCATAAATGCACTAAAGACGGCAATGAAGCAGGCTATTAATAGACTGGAAACGTCAATGGATCTAAATTCGTCAAGGTTGGATATCTTGATCACAACATATCAAGGTGGCTCACCACAAACCAAATTAATCAGAAAAGTATCAAAAAATGATATTCCAATTCTTTTATCGTTTATTGACAACCTAATGATTGTAGGTGGTGAGAATCTTGAGGCTGTTTTGAGCGCTTCGGTTACTTTTTTTTACGGAGTGATTAATCTTGACATGAATCGTTGTTGTATTTTTGTGAGCGACGGGGAGCTTGAAGACGTTGATTCTATTAACAATAAAAATATTCATGATTTAATTAATAGATCAGGTACATTTAATGCGGCCAATGGTAAAGACGTCAATATTTATTGTATTAATGTTAATAATCACAATGTGTCATTAAGCTCAAAGATTGACAACACACCAGTTGATGGCATCCCAGTTATTGATGGTTCAAACTCCACGCTTATTTATGACACGATGATGTACGCTATTAATAATGGCTCTAATGCAGACATGAACCCTGCGCACATACTCAGAGAGTTGGTTTTAAGTCAATATACAGGTTTTAATTCTAAATCCGTCCAAAATATTATTAACGAAGAATCGTTTAAGCGAGCTGCGGATACATTTTACCGAGAAAACCTAGGGTTGTCATATCTTTGGAATAATCAGAGTAAGTTCGAAGATTTAAAAAAAAATATTGAAAAAGCGGCTGATTGTGTACTAGATCAAAACCCACAAACAAATCAGTTTGAAATAAAATTAATCAGAAATAATTACAATGTTGATGATTTACTCGTTTTTGACAAAACAAATATAGTAAAAATTTCGGATATTAAGAAAAACATTGTCACTGAGATGATTAATTCTGTGACAGTGAATTTTATTGATAGAACAAATGATTACAAACAAGGGTCGGTAACGGTTCGTGATGACGCCCTGATCTCAATGGCAGGTAGAGAAAATAATACAACTGTTACATATGACACTATTTATAGTCGTTCGCTTGCCTCCCGAATTGCAATGCGGGATCTAGCGTATTTATCATCAGATTTGGCTTCTGTTACGTTAACACTTAATTTAGATGGAAGAATTTTGAGTCGAGGCGACGTGTTTTTGTTAAACATGCCATTATTGGGGTTGGACCGTGTTGTTATGCGTATAATATCGGTTGATTATGGCACGCAAAAAAGCAATCAGGTGACGATTGAATGCTCGCGTGATGTGTTTTCATTACCGACAACATCGGTTGTTAACTCTCAACCGCCGATATCATCTCCAGTTGATAAAGATGTAGCAAAACCAGTCAAAAACTTTATTATCATGGAAGCACCATATTATGAACTAGTTTATAACTACGGACAAAAAGTAGTTGATCAGTTATTAGAAGACAATGATTTAACAGGCCAAATTTCAGCGGCAATTTGTAATTTACCCGAAAATGCGCTTTTTGCTGAGTTAGCTACTTCTTTGTCAAGCGATTTTGATAACGCAGAAAGCATAACTGATTGCGAAATGAGAGAATTATCTCATCAAATTGACCGAATGGAATCAGTCATAAAATTAAGTAGCGCATTAGAAAACGATGAGTACACATGGGCCATAATTGATGATGAAATTTTATTCGTTGAATCTAGAAATGGCAATGAACTAACCGTGAAACGTGGTTGCCTTGATACTATCCCGGAAGAGCACAAACAAAATAGCAAAGTGTATTTTTGTGGTGGTCAGTTAACGCTAAAATCTGAGGAGTATTGCGAGGGTGACAAGGTCGATTGTCGTATCATCACTCGGACATCAATCAGTTCAATCGATCCAAAAGATGCTCCGGGGCAAATTATTGACATCACGGGACGAGCAATTAGACCGTACCCGCCGGCAAACGTAACAATTAATGGTATCTATTATCCAACATCAATAATAGGTGAAAAAATTGAAATTAATTGGTCGTCTAGAAATCGATTGCAACAGACTTCAGGCATCATGGTTGGCTGGTACGAAGGCAATGTAACAGTTGAGCCAGATGTAAAATATCGCGTTGTGTTGCGTCATTTCACTAATACGCTCATCAATACAATAATCGAAGAACCACGCTTTTCATTTGATATTAGTCATCTAAAAAAGGGCGATTTATCTATTGAATTATCTAGCATTAGAAATGGTATAGAATCCAGTCAAAAATTTAGACATAGTGTCGTTGTTGGTAATGATATTGAGTTTATTTTTAATGAAGAAAAACGAAACAAATTAGAATTTACATTTAAGGATTAAAATATGGCAAAAATAGTTATTTGTAGTAACCAGAGATCTTACGTTGAAGAAATGTTAACCGCGCTTAGCGAAGATCATCAAGTCGCTTTTTGCGATACAACATCGGGCGATTACACGGAAGATTTTTTATCAACATTTGAACTAATTATGGATTATAGAAATTCACGCGAACAAAAAGCAGGAGAACCAATAAAAAAATGTTTTGATAAAGGGATTCCTGTGATAGCTGGCGGTAATGATTATCCCGGTGGGGCATTATTATCAATCGGTATTTCAAATAAACCAGATTATTCACGGAGTTTATATAATTCAAAAGTTATAAATAATAAAGACGTTATTTCAATGAATTATAATAAAAAAGAAATTTCACATTATCCCAAAAATAACAAATCAAACTGGGTTTATTATATCTATAACAATAACAGTACAACTCCTAAAAACATGGCTCCATTAGTGATTTACAGATTTGAAAGTGGATATCGACAACTTTCTGTTGTTAGTGCTGTATTCCGAAAAGGTGATTTGGACATAAACGACAATCCGTTTGCAGCTGATTGCGCGTTCATTGGTTATATGTTTGATAATGAGTTAACAGCAGACGGCTTGAACATAGTCAATGACATTATTTATTGGTTATTAAATAAAACATATGTTACAGCAAAAGTTAAAGATCAAGATGGAACCATGCTACCATCTCAAGAGGTTTATTTACATTCAAGATCAACGGGCGACTTGATATCAAAACACAAGAGTGACGAAAACGGAGAGGTGGTTTTTAGACTCAGGAATGGCTTTGATTACTATGCTGTTGCTTTTGATAAAAAAGGTGGGTTAAAAAACGCAGTAGCAATTGATAACATCATCACATAATAACACTATCAATCTTCAACTTAGACTTCTTAGCACTTGAATTTAGTATTAATACAATCCCAATAATTTGTTGAATAAATCTTTCCTATTTAGATAACTTAAATTATAATCGCTCAAAGTTAACAACGTGAGTTGTGGATAATCTTCCAACAAAAAGGTTACATATTATGAAAAATTTAACGTGCTTTGATGTAGCAAACTATATTCTTTCATTAAATGATAACGATGCTGGTGACCTTATTTCGAATTTGAAGCTACAAAAACTAGTTTATTACACTCAAGGCTTTTCTTTAGCGATCTTTGGTAAACCGTTATTTAATGAAAAAATAGAAGCATGGATGCACGGACCTGTTATTCCCGATCTATACCATAAGTACAAGAGTTTTGGTTCAGGAGCAATAGATACAGATAATCTTGACATTGATTTTAGTAAATTTTCTGAAGATGAAAAAAATTTAATTCAAGATGTATTTAATATGTACGGACAATACTCAGCATGGAAATTACGAAATTTAACGCATGAAGAGCCAACATGGATTGGTGCATATGGTAGAAGTGATTCTACAGAAATTTCCTTAGATAGTATGAGAAAATACTTTTTAACGCAAATAGAAAATTAACTTTTTGTTTATGGCTAAAATAAAGCACCCAAACAAACAAGATAATTCAAGAATAAAACCAAGAGAAAATCAAAAGGTTTCTACAAACACTTTTACACCTATATTTTCATTTGAGCACATGATAGACAAGTGTCATTGTGTGGATTGTTGTGAAAACGATGATTTAGTTGCATTGGTCAAGAGAATAAGATTATTGAGCAAAATAACGTGGAATCAAATACTTTCATCTTCCAGACATAAATTAGGGTGTGAAAAAATTGCTAGGGATTCAATTAACGAAAACATTCCAACAAAATTACATAGTCAGGAAGGTATTAATTTTTTATCTTTAAGATTTAATGGAATGAAGCCGATGATTGGATTTAGAGAAGATCGTATATTTCACATAATTTGGATTGATTTTGATTTTAAAGTTTATAAGCATGAATAAATCATCATAGTTAACTTATCAAACAGACCAAACTCCATTCTCAATCTTCAACTTACAATACTCAACAGCATCATGTAGCATTACAAAATCGGCGATATCATATAGTGCTTTCTGCGTTTGGTAGAACACATAATTGTGATCGTTGTCGCTGTTGATAATGTAGCACTCGCCAGATATTTCATTTTCGAAGTCTTCGGGCGTCATGCGTATGTAAATTGGTAGTGTGTAGTTTATTGTTATCATGATTAGAGAAAGTAAATTGGGATGTGCGATTTTGAGAAAAAGGTCGCAAAAAGTGTTAGAATATGTAAGAATATAACTAAATAACTTATTGATATTTAAGAATGAAAAACTTGATTAAAAGTACTGTATATTCTAAGTTATTTTTATAACTGATTGATTTATAATTAAATGTTTTCGGATTGCAAATCCGTCTACCTCGGTTCGACTCCGGGACGCGCCTCCATTTAAATTAATCAATCCTTTGCTATTTTTATCATGCAAAAGCGAAGAAGTTAATCAAGGATGGTTACCTTGTAAATACCCCAAACCTAGTACACAACTCACGTAGAAAATCATGCTGCTTGTTTTAGTGTTTTATACTCAATCGGTGTCATGTTATTTAGTGCTTCATGAGGTCTTTCGGTGTTATAACTGGTTCGCCATTCTTCGGTTACCTTTCTTACTTGTTCCAGATTATTAAATAAATATAAATCTAATACCTCTGTGCGATAGGTACGATTAAATCGTTCAATATACCCGTTTTGATATGGGCTACCGGGCTCTATATAATCAATGTTTATACCATGTAACT